GAGCCTGATGGCAAAAACAAAAAAGCTATGAAAATAGAATTTGTAAAAAGCGCGGCAGGGATAGGGTTTGCTTACAGCCCCGGAATGCAGTTGGATTGCGCAAAACCTTTCGGAAAGGAAATGATTGAACTGGGTTATGCCATCGAACTTGAAGAAGGCACAACCGACATGCCGGAAGATCTGCCAATGCGCGAAGTGCTTATTGCTGCCGGTATTGACAGCATTGACGCACTCAAAGAAATTGCAACCCCTGAAAAGCTTGAAGCCCTGAAGGGTATTGGTAAAAAATCAGCAGAAAACATTATCAAATATCTGAGCAAGTAATGAAACGGACAATCAGCGCTTTATGGGATGCCGTGACTGTTGCGGAAGCTAAAGCCCACATTCAGGGACTTGAAAGCATTACGTCAGAAGATGCCTATATCGGTACCCTTATCGCTGCTGCCCGCGAAGTTGCTGAAGCTTTTATGTGGCGTACAATCGTACTGTCAACGTATGAACTTCGCCTCAGCAGCTTTTCAGATAGGATCATTTTGCCTGCACCGCCTGCCATTGCAATTACTTCAATTAAGTATTATGACACTGCCGGGGTTGAACAGACACTGGATGCTTCCGCTTACAAGCTGATTGACTTTGAAGAACCGGGCTTTGTAATTGCTGCACCGGGAACCAGTTGGCCGGACACCCGCGGCGCTGATGGCGATATCACCATCACCTTCACTGCCGGGTATGCTGCCGCAGCCAATGTGCCTGCTGCTTTCAAACAGGCAATTCTGCTGATGGTGCGGACATGGTTTGACCACCGTGAAAACGTTACCAACCGCACAGTAAATGAAATGCCGAAAGGCTCTGAATTTATCCTTCGCTCGTGGCGATGCAACAGGTTTTAACATGGCATTTGACAGGCTGATAAAGATAATGAGCAGAAAAACCACCAAGAATGCAAGTGGTGAGCGTGTTGTAAGTTTTGCTGAGCTTGTTGAAACATGGGCTGAGAAGGTTTATAAACGCGGTGGTGAACAAACAAATGCGGCACAGATGGTTGGTACCACTACCGAAACATTCCGGATAAGGTACCGCACAGGCATCAGCCAGACAAGCGCCGTTGACTACAATGGAGAAAGGTATTTTGTAAAATCAATTCAGGAAGAAAACCGTAAGCAGTTTCTGATTCTTGAATGTGAAAAGAAGGATTCTGAGTAATGGCAAAGGTGCATGACCTTGACGGGTATAACGAAGCAAAAAAGATGCTTCAGGAACTTGATAAGGTCACACAAAAAAAAGTAGTTCTTTCAGTATTGCGAAAATCATCACGCCCGATTATCAATTCTGCTAAATCGAAGGTTAGGCCAACAAGTAAACGTGTTGCCAGCAGTATCAGGTTTTCACAGATCAGGTCAGCCAAGAAGATTGCAGGGAGTATAAAGCCCCGCGGTAAAGATGCCTGGTTTGCTCACTTCATAGAGTTTGGCACATCCGGGATAGTAAAAAAGGCAGGTGGCTATAAACGCAGCAGCGATAATCCTGCATTCGGCTGGGTTGGCAAACTTGCCCGTGGAAGAAGATACCGTGTTGATCAGACCGAAAAACCATTTATGCGCCCGGCAATTGCGGAGAAGAAAGGTGAAACAAAGAGGCTGATAAACCGGGGCTTTATTGATGATATTCAAAAGCTGATTAAAAAGTTTAAAAAATGACCGGGAAAGTAATTCATAACCTGTTAAGTAACAGCACGGCGGCCACATACGTCAGTGACCGGATTTATCCGGCAAGGCGCTTACAGGAAGATGATTTGCCGGCCATCACCTACAACCAGGTAAGCACCACCCCGACCAACACAAAAGATGGTCCTTCCGTGCTCGACACTGAAAGGTTTACCATCCATGTATGGTCAAAAGAATACCTGAACGCCATGACAATCGCCGGTATAGTCAGAACTGTATTTGACAGATATACCGGGCTGCTCGAAGGGGTTATGGTTGACAGCGCCTCATTTGTCGATCAGAACCATCTTTATGAAGATTGGGCTGAGCTACATCATATTGCAATTGATTTCAATTTCAGGATAAAAAGAAACCCTTAAAAATTTACAGATATGGCAATGCAAACAGGAATTATAAACGCCACAAACATTAAGATCACAGTAGGTGGCAATGTGATTGGCAAAGCCCTCAATGGCTCCCTTTCAATCGGTCATTCGCTGAATACTTCGGTGAATAAGGATGATGGCGGCTGGGAGAAATCAACAGCAGGTGCCCGTAACTGGTCCATCACAGGTGACTGTGAATTTGCTTTTGATGAAGGTCACGGCGCTGACGATATTGTTGACCTTATCATGAGCCGCCTGCCTGTTGCCGTGGAATTCAGCAGCGGCATTGCAGGTGATTATGAGTTTACAGGCAACGCTTTTGTCGAAAGCTTTGAACTTTCAGGCGATGCAGAAACAAACCTGACTTACAGCTATACGCTGAAGGGCACCGGAGCACTCAGCAGAACCACCATAACAGAATAATCATGGGAACAATAGGCATTGTTAATGCAACAAAAATGCGCCTGTATGTGGTCACGTCAGCAGGTACGCCGCCAAAGCTTGACCCTGTTGCACATCAGCTTTCAGGCACGCTTTCAATCGGTCATTCGCTGAATACTTCGGTGAATAAGGATGATGGCGGCTGGGAGAAATCAACAGCAGGTGCCCGCAACTGGTCCATCAGCGGCGATTGCGAATTTGCTTTTGATGCCGATTACGGTTTTGCCGAACTGGAAGCATTTATTCAGAGCCGTGCAAGGCTTGCTGTAAGGTTTTCAACTGAAGATAGCAATGATTACCACTACCGGGGCTATGCCTATCTTGAAAGTCTTGAGCTTACCGGCGATGGTGAAACAAACCTTACTTACAGCTATACGCTGAAGGGAACCGGACTGCTTACGAAAGAAGTAATTGCTTCAATCGGCAGTGAGGATTCAGATAATGTAACTGCATCAGGCGCCGCGCTTTCTGCCGATGTAAACCCTGAAGATAAAGCCACCACCGTGGTATTTGAATATGGCACGGATACGGAATACGGAAGCGAACAGGCTGCCACACAATCACCACTGTCAGCGGGTACCGATGATGTAACCTGTACAGCCACACTTTCAGGATTGACTGCTGAAACAACCTATCACTGGCGGGTAAAAGCCGGGAATGATTTAGGCATTGTTTACGGTGCTGATCAGACATTTACAACACTTGAAGAATGAAGCGATTTACATTAAAAATAAAGGGTAATGAAACACCCGTAACCATCAACTTTCTTGCACAGCGCAAGTATGCTGAACTGGTTGGATTGAAGTATGTGCATGAGGTCATGGATAGCCTTCATGTTGAAGTAGATCCTGAAACAAAGAAACCCCTTACATCTTTTGAAGTGTTGAACAATTTCGCAATGCTGATACATTGCGGAATTGCTGAGGATTGCAGGCTAAACGGCACTACCACTGAACTGACTGTTGATGATGTGTGCGAAATACTCGACAATATTGAGGAATCAAAGAAGATGATGGAAGGAGTATTCGGCACCCTGCCGGTGGCTGATGAGGATGCAGGAGATGATGAGGGAAACCAGAGCAGCCCGGTAAATCCGGGCTGACCTGGGACCAGCTCGAAGGCATTGGCATTGGAGTTTTAAGCATAGCTTACAAGGAGTTCTACGAAATACTTGACTTGCGGATTATCATCAACGCTGTCAGGGCTAATTACAAAATCCGTAATGAAGAAAGCCTTGACCAGTGGCGGCAGGTGCGATACATGGCAATGTTGTATTACAACAGCCAGGTAAAAAAAGCTGAACAGATCCGCGACCCGCGGAAGTTTATGCTTCTTCCGGGTGAAAAGCTTCCGAAGCCGCCAAAACTGAGTAAGGAAAAGTTTGAAAAACTGATTGTAGATGGCTGAGAATACCGGACTTGTTTTTAAGATGTACACCGACCTTACTAATTACAGTAAGGGGCTGAAGAAGGCAGGCAATGAGCTTGATTCCTTCAATAAGC